CAGCAGGACAAGAAATCAACAATGTTCCAAAGATTCTAGCATCAAATGTGGGAGGACGTCCTACGCCACCGATTGAAAACTCTGGAACGTTGTCTTTTCTTGCAGGTGGTTCTGGATTCGGTGCTTCTGGTGGTGGTTCTGGGGGTGGTTCGTTTTACATCGATCCAGAGTTTCTTCCTGGAAAAAGCATGGAGAACGGTTACCCTATTGATGGATCTGGTCCAGTGAATGGCTACAATCCTTTTATACAGACCTATGGTCTAGACGATAGTCTAGGTACTCCCGCGGAATTCATTCCGAACCCTCTTCATGAAATCGATTACACACAATTCACTCCTACAAGAGCTCCATCAAACCTCCAAGAGCTGTGTGCTATGCAAGAGGGAGGATCAAGTCTACGTGGTTCTAGCTTTTAGACAATTGGGTGTTCTATAAGAAAAACATCTAAGAATAGAATGCGTTTGATTCCTATTCTACTTTCCCTCTGGAGTCTCTCGACGCAAGTGGAAGGAGTTCTACTCCACTACTTGCTTCGTATTGACCCACCTGGAGGATGTCCTTCGAAAGGCAATGGTGTATTCAATATTGGTGGAGATATTCCTGTTCCTACCGTTGGACTCGGTGTGAAAATCCACCAGGTGGCGTTTGCAATGCGTGGAACTGCATTTTCCGTTCCTTCTACCTTCAAATTGACAATTGGTGGAACATCTGCAAATCTAGCTGGGAGTACTACACAACGGTGTTGTAGTTCTACGAATTGTGATATAGCAGGGTATACTGCAGGAGTGGGAGGTACATGGTACAATACAGGAGTCTGTGGACAAGTCCCAGGATGTTCTCCAGTATTGAATTGGCGTTACTTAGATTTTACAAACACTCCTCTTGGAACGTGCAGTGGCTGTGGAGTTTCTGGAACTGGAAGTCTATCAGTAGATTTTTCGTTTGAAGGATCCGTTCTAGAAATTGGAGATTATGGATCTGGAACAACGATGTATATTTCCTATGAAGCAATCCTTCCTGTACCAACTTCTTCTGCTCTTACATCAAAGTCTTACAAACCGATTGTTGCTCTCACACCGTCGTTTTACAGGACTACAGAAACGTCTTCTCCTTCCGATTCTAATTCTCCTTACGAATCGATTGTCCCTCTGACACCAAGTATGTTTCAAACGGGAACCTCTCTTGTGAGATGGACTTCTATTTCTACCTTGAGTTCTGTTGCCACCTTGAGTTCTGTTGCCACCTTGAGTTCTGTTGCCACTGGATCCTCTCTTTCCACTAGATCCTCTCTTGCCACTGGATCCTCTGTAGAAACGGAATCATCGACTCCTCTCTGGAGTTCTGTGAAAACAGGAACATTTGTTTCTTCCTTGACACCTCTTGCAAAAGGAACATTTCCTAGAACAGGAACATTTGCTTCAACAGGAACAGGACATTCTCTTGTATCCTGGCTTCTAACATCTTCAGGAGATGCATCCATGACCTACACAAGAGAACCATATGAAACAACTACAGCAATCCCGATGTCTTCTGTGACTGGATTTCTTAGTGCGTCTGGATTTGCTAGTCTTTCACAACTTCCTCACAATTCATACACTTCTTCTTATATTCCTAGTAGTAGAATGCAATCCTTTCAGAGCCTAACATCCGAGTTTTTGAATACAACTGCGTTAGCAGGAGGAGGAGATAGTTCAAACACAGATCCTATTGGGATGATATTAGGAGGAACCTCTGTAGGAGCAGTAGGTCTAGGAATTCTATATCTTGTTCTTCAACAAATGAAGAAACGAGGAATCAATCCTCTAGGCCTGTTACAGGTAGGGTCTTCGTTCTTTCAGAAGCAGGACAAGATCCAAAAAGAACCTTCTGACGATGACGAGGAGGAGGAGAAGAAAAACAAGTACAAAACGCGGAAGCATGCATTTGGAATAGAGGCAGATGCAATACTGTCAGGTGTTGTTCCAGTCCTTTCTTCAACCCCTCCTCCTACACGAAAACCAAAACTGTCCTGCCCCCACTGCGGAAAACAGCCAGGAACTCTTGTAAAGGTGAAAAAGGTATCAAAGAAAGCTGTTGATGTGAGTCCCCCACAAACAATCAACGACAGTATTTACGAAGAGATGGAAGAAGGAAAGGTAGAAGAACCAGTTCAATTTCCACACAAGAACGTAGAACCAGAAGATTCTGTAGAAGAAGAAACAATTGATGCAGAAGAAATAGAAGTTGTTGAACAATCGAAAACAGTGATTGAAATCGAAAAAGAATCTCTTGAAGAAGTTGTCAGAGTCTTAGAAGCTATGAAGAAGAAATACAGTGTAATTGAAATATAATTCTTTCTTTCCAATTGGAACATTCCACGTCTTCAAACCATTGAATGGAAACGTGTGTTCCTGGAACAAATTCTGAGTATTTTTCTAATGCTTTCGCAGTGATATATCGATTCCAATCTGGCACCCATACTTTTGTTTTATAGATATTTTTCTTTGTATCGTATTCGGTGTAAAGAACAATACCTTCAATATATACATCCTTCTTTCGTTCATAGATTCTTGTTACAAAGAATAAATCTCTTTGAAAGGCTTTCGCTTGTTTCTGACGTCTGTTCAAATCATCGAGCAACAAACGTTCTACAGGTTTCTTTGATCCAGTGCTTTGGAGAATGGAATGAATCGCTCTCTGATTCAAAAGGTCTGCATATCTTCGAAGAGGAGAGGAGGCATACGCATACGTACCAATCGAGAGTCCATGATGCATAGTATTTTCATCAGTAGGCAAGCAATATTCTGCGGAATTGTATGCAAGAAACGGAGGAAGTCCAATGAGATCCATGATAGCCTGGAGTTTTTTGAGAGAAGGTGGGGAATGTCGACGTAGAACACCGATAGAATGTTTGGAAAGAAGAATCCCCGCTTGTTCATTGTAGAGAATCATAAGACGTTCCACCCAACTATGGGAATTCGACACTGGAGATGCACCGAGATAGAGTGCAACCCTTCGAAGCATTTGGAGATGCTTTGTTGTTTTCTCTAGATAGTCTGCATCCTCATAGGTGTAAGAGTACTGTGTATTGGTGTAGGTCGTGTCCCAAACAAAGTCTTGGATTCCATGCTCAGGATGAAAGTCAAAGATAAGACTCACAGTTCGTTTCATAGAACCGTTTGGAATCAACGAAGCAACATCTTCAGACAGAGCTTTGGGAAGCATAGGATGAATCGCGACTCCATCAGGGGTGTAAAAGGAGGTGGCAACTGCTTTGGCGTACGTATCGATAGGAGAGTCTTCCATCACATACGATGCAACATCTGCAATATTGATCGCAATTCTATAGAATCCATCTGGCTTTTCCCAAATCGTAAAGGAATCGTCAGCGTCAAGACATCCTATGGGATCAATATGAAATGTTACTCCACCTTCAAGAAGTGTTCTACGAGGTGCTATAGGATCTGGAGTTTCATTTACAAACTCTGGGGGATTTCTTAATTCTTTCTGATTATCATAAGCATATGCCGATAAGAGGATGGATGTTTCTGATGCAAGTGTAGGAAGACCAAGTTGTTGCACGATATTTCCTAGAGGGAGAGAACTTTTCGAAGGAGTTTTGGATGGTTCTACGATCACATGGATGTTGTAAAAGAGGGCTCGACAAGAGGATCCTACCGCATAAGGGCTGAGAGAACGATCGTAAGGAATGAAACGATACAGAGGAATTCCACGACTTGTCAAGCCATAGCGAACCTTGCTTGTAAGTTCAAGAGTTCCACCGATCCAATTCAAAGGCATTTGAGGGACCTTCTAGAAAGAGCCAACGCAGTTCCAATTTTTGTGGGAAACATTGAACGTGTCTAGCTTTTTGTGGGGAAAAATTGAACAGTCTGTAGCTTTTAGGGGGAAGTCCCCAGAAAGAACAATGGTCTATCAGTATATTCATAGAGAGGATGGAAAGATCCAATGCCCCCATTGCGAATTTGCAAATGTGCATCAGAGTACTGTGCACATGCATATTACTGCAAAACACAGCGGTGCATTCAAACACAAATGTACAAAATGTTCTTCAGAATTTGCTCAGAAACAACTGTTAACAAATCATATTCAATCAAAGCATCCAGAACTTCTAGAGAAACCTGTGAAATCCTACAATTGTCCTTGCTCTGCGTCAGGATGTACACATACCTTTCTCCACAAACGTCAAGTAAGAAGTCATTATCTCTTGAAACATTGTACAAAAGAAATGGATACACTCTTTGTAAAAGAAGATCTATCCTGTAGTGCGTGTAAAGTGAAATTTAATAGTAAACCTCACTTTACATATCATGCAGTCCATTGTCTGCCTGTAGAACTTCGGCGTAGTAAAGAAATTGTAGAAGGTCTTGGAATTCCATATACTGTCTAAGACTCTGCCAACATAGTTTCTTTTTCTTTTCTTTCTTTTTCGTTTTGATATTTCTTTGATACTTGTTGCACTTCTAAGACAAGGCCATAGATATGGTATCCTAGAGCAGCGAATCCTTGCATCGCCAGAATTTCAAACGCCCATCTTGGTGTAGAGGTCCCATTTGTTCCAATATAGATAAGGAGAGGTGCTATAGCAAGAACATGAAGAATATTGACCCAAACACTAGGAGATCGATTCCATTTCAGAACAACTTTGTAGGCATGATAGACAAGAATGACAATACCAAGACCTGTTGCTGTATGAAAGAGCCATTGAGGGGTATCAGAACGAACGAAAGCGATGTAGAGAAAGAAAGGAACTACGAAAAAAATATGGAACAGAGCTAGGATTGTGTGACCGTTCATCTGGAACTTTGTTAGAGAATACGAGGAGCATATCGAACGAAAAGTTCTTCTGCATGTTCTAAAGATCCTTCGATCCATGCTTGACGAAGAGAATAGCTCTCTCCACAGAGAAAGAGATCAGGCCAGCGAGAAGGAAATGGATTCATACATTGTATACTCTTTTCTTGAGGAGAATAGGTGCCAGGAGTCCAGTAGGAACATCCTTGTTTCCATTCATGGGCTTTGAAAAATGTGGGTTCTGGAATTGTGGATCTAGGAAAGAGATCTCTGAGACTCTTGAGTATAGCTTTTCCAAGAGCAGCTTCTCCTTTTTTCTCAAGAAGTCTCGTCCACACTTCTGTATCAGAAGCATCTGTGTAGGAAACCATTGCAATCCCTTTGGAAGCATCGATAGGAATGAAATATCGTATCGGAGAGTCTGTGACTGTTTTAGGAATGGTAGAGAACCAGGATGTCTTTTGTTCTGTTGGAAACACTGCGTACGTTCGTAAAAGAGGGCACATGACAATGTGTTTTAGAACAGGGAGGTTTTGAAAAGGATAGACTGTTTTCAATGCACGACTAGGGAGTGTGAGAATGGCTTTTTTCGCATGGAGTTGTATGAGTTGTTTGTTCCTATCTTGAAACTTGAGAAGAACACCTCCAAGACCTTCAGAACCGAGACCTACTAGACGATGCTGAAAGAGGAATTCGACACCTCTTTCATCGAGTTCATCGGCAATACGTTCTGCAAGTTCTCCCCAACCTTGCTTTGCGACGAAAAAGTTCGAATTCGAACCCATTTCTCTTTGAATGGACTGTATCGCGAGATCAGCACGCATGACACGAACTTCTGCCGAATATGGAAAATATGCTAGAACTCTTTCAGCTTCAGAAGTTCCATAAATTTTTTCGAGGAGTTGGTAGATCGTATGTGTTGCTAAGACTGCGGGGCGAAGTCTGGAAAGGAAAGATGTAAGAATAAGAGAAAGAGATGGCCAGAGATCTTTGGATTCTCCATCTTTGGATCGCCAAACTGTATCAGATGGAATAGGGAAGAGGGTGATTCCATAGTCTTTTGCGTATTTCAGTGTGAGTTTGTGAGAGGAATGAACACGTCCTGCACCAGATTCCCATTGAAGACCTTTGGATGGGTTTGTGTAGGTTGACATTCGACCGCCCACTTGTGTATAAGATTCTGCAATTCCTATTCTTGCATTTGGCTTTGCTTTGCTTATACGAAGAGCACAGTGAAGCCCTGCAATTCCTGCCCCAACAATTAAATAGTCATAGTTGGATGGATTCATTCTACTATGAGTATGGTAGGTGTGTTTTAGAGCATTGTTTACGAGTGTTGTCGAAGCGTTGTATGAATCCATGTGGCTATTTTTGCAGTATCACTCGTCTGTAAAGGACCGATGACCTTTTTTCCAGGAAAGAGCATGAGGACGGAGGGAATCGATTTAATTCCACAGAATCCTGGGGTATATTTGTTTTCGTCAATATCACAACGATAGACGGGAAGATCTGTGAATTCATCGAGAATAAATTGCCAATCTATTTTCTTACAAGGTCCACACCAAGAAGCACTGAAGGAAATGAGAACAGGTGCAGAAAGTTTAGGAAGTTCTGCAGGAGGTTCATACAAGTACTCAAAGTCTTTGTGAGAGAGGAGGGGAATCATTCGGGACTTGGAAGCGTCGAATCCTTTCGAACTCATTCGTGCCGATTCTACTGGATGTAATAGCAAAAGCCAGTGAAATAAACGCAATAAGACCTCCAAAGGTTGTATAGTCAAGAACAGTTGTACGCTGTCCTCCACCCAATTGCGGTATATCAAGCGATCCTTGGAATCCACCATGAGGTCCTTTTCCATTGTTGGAAAGAGGGGGAACGTAGGATACTTGTGAGGTAGGGGATCCAGGTTCTGATGAAGTAGGGGAAGATTGTGGAGGTGTTTCTATGAAAGATGGTGCAGATGCTTGTAAAACAGGTGTTTGAGGAGCTTGTTCTGTTGACGTGTTTTGAACAGGTGTTGTGTTATTTGGTGGTGCAGTAGCATGTTCTATGAGAGTAGGTGGTTGTGAGACATTTGTTTTCGGATTGTTTGTATTTTTCTTCATGTTTTCTGGAGGTGTGTTAGAGGGTGTGTTGGAAGGTCTTGGAATGGAAGGTACAACACCTATTGCAGAGGTATTGGTTTGAGGGGCAGATGTTTGAGAGACAGAGGTATTAGGGACAGAGGTATTGGTTTGAGGGGCAGGGGTATTGGTTTCAGAGGTAGGGGGTTCAGAGACAGTTTTTGCGTTTGGTTTCGTGTTTGCATTGGATCTCGTGTTTGCATTTGCATTGGATCTCGTGTTTGCCTTTGTGTTTGCTTTTGCATTAGGAGAAAGAGTTGCCGCAGCAGAACTGGAAGCAGAGGCAGAAGCAGTAGCGACTTCTTTTCCTGCATTGACAATACTCGTCGAGATTCCAAAAATTCTATGCCACACAGATACAAAGAAATTCCAGATCATACGGAAGAATCCTACAATCAAGCCAAACAGCATAGAGAAAGGCCATACGATCATATCAATGATTTTCTGGATCAACGTTCGAGGAGGAGGTGCACATTTTGGTGCATCTTTTGCAGGTCCACTGTAAGAATATGTCGTGATATTTGGACTGTGACCGTCAGGATCAATCCCCATCCAAGTGTAAGGAAAGGCACGAGATGTTCCTTTTTGAAACAATTCATCAGGTTTCAAGAACATGATATAGTAATCATACAAAAGTGCAAATCCTGCGAACAAATACCCTAGAGGTCCAAAGGGAATGATCGTGAAAAACAAGAGTGTAAGAAACGCATTTGTAACATCACCAGCAATAAGTTTTGCTAGAGGGGTGATGTAGAGGAGTGCACCATACAACATGAAGAAGTATGGGCTCGGTGGATCATTTCCATGTATGATTTCTTTCTCAAGACTATTTCCACCTTTTTGATTTTTCTCCTTCTCAGGTTCTACTTGTGAACCCTGAGGAGCATTCGGATATTTCTGAGAACGACTCGTGAAGCGTTTGAAAAAGGATGTGAAGAAAGAAGCTGTTGAATCTTTCCACATACCTTGAGCAATTCCAAGAGCATACCATGGAGATTCTAGACCAAATTCATTCAAGGTTTGTGTAGTATGTCCACCATACGAAGACAATTGAATCAAATCATACAACCACCAATAGCCAAATGTTGCAGTATTTGCGAGAAGAAATCCTAGCCATGTCTGTGGAGATCGTAAAAGGAGATGATGAAGACCAATCATTCCGAAGAAAAGTGTAAACCACCACATACCGCTCATAGTGTATTGAGGTTTTCCCCAAAACTCAATACGGGATTGCGATATTGCAGGGAATTCAAACCCCATTACTAAAAGGCAATGAGCATTAAATACGGAACAAAACCCCACCAAATCCTTCTGCTACTCGAAGAACGTTGTGATTGATTGTATAGACAATAATATTTCCAGTTCCTCTTGGAGGACTTACTGCTGCATTCATTTGAAGTTGCAGTGTAATTGTATCAAGACGACTTGCATTCATCGATCCAGAAGGTTGAATTTCTTCAGGCCGTAAAGAAAAAGAATAGGAATACACAAAATCATTCAGAGGAACAACTGTGTGATATTGATATGGTTGTACAAGACGGAAATAGTCAGCATTTCTTTCATCAAATCGGTCAAATCCATCAATCTTCAAAAGAGCAGATGTAATCAAATTCTGATAGGAATTGGAATAACTGGAAGAAGATTCTCCAATGGTTATATTGGTATAATTAAACCATTGTTGGGCATTGACAGAAGCATCTCGTCGAATCGTCCAGTACATTTCGCGTAAAGGATGATTGAATTCGAGAGGAATCTGTACATAGGTTGCTGCTTCTCCAATTGCAATCGGTTGAGTATATTGCACTTGTTCAATGAGATATTCGTGACTTCCAGAAACAAACCTTCGTCGTTCTTCAATATCCAAATGTATATAGTCACCATAGAGATTGAATGTTGTGATCGATGCAGGTGCAGGTGTTACAGCAGCAGCGGCTTGTGTAGGATCATCCACAACAAACATTTGTTGAAGAGGTCGGAGTTTGAACTTGAGGCGAATCGGGTGGAATTGTAAAGCTAAAAGAGGCAAATACAATCCAGGGTCTTTACAAAACCAGAAGCGAAGAGGAACATACAAAGTCCGGGGCCCATAGAGATTTACAACAGAAGATGGGGCATTTCCTGCACTGTTTCCTTGTGTCTTCCCAATCATATTTTCCCAAGCCTGCCTCTTATCTTCAGAGACTGTGTAATTGGACCAGAGTTCCATCCATTCTCCCGTCTGTTTATCGATTTCTTGCTCTCCAATTTCAATGGAGACCTCTTGAATGAGTGCATGAGCTGTTGCATTTGTGTAAGAGAGGGGAGCACCTGTGACGGAATCTGTCAAGGCCGGAAGTTGTATTTCAAGCCATAAAGGTCCAAGAAGATCTGCTTTTCTAGGAATTTGACATGTGACTGTTCTACCAAAATCTGCTTGGTTGTCGAGTTGAATACTTTGTTGTTCCATGGCAAAATTGGTATACCGCTTGTACACCATTTTGAACCATGTGACTTCAGGATTTCCTGTCAAGTAGACATCTTGTTTTCCCTGAGCTACAAGCTGAAGTAAACCTCCTCCTTGAACCATCTATGAGTCTGTCTAGAACATAGTTTCTACCAATCTACGCTTTACCTTTCCCCAAAAGTTGTTTTCAAACAAAAGAGAAGAATGTCAGACTCTGTTGTACTCCGAAGAGTCTATGCACTGAATGCCACAACAAATCTCTTTTTACCACCCAACCAAACTCTTCTCACAGATGGTCTAGGAGGAACAACATGGACAGACTTTTATGGGTCTAGTTCTGGATTGGTCGGCTATCTTCCATCCACCATTTCGAGTTTGTCAACATCCATTTACATCAATGTGCAATATTTTGGAGGTCTTTCCAGTCTTTCGAGTGATATGTATTCTGCAGTTTCTTCTCTAGGAGAAAGCATCGATTCCAATCTCCCAGGATTTGTGAATGCAGGGAAACTAGTGAGTACAGTGGAAGGATTAGGATCTTCTGGATATATTTCTTCTACACAACTCTTCTCTACACTTGCAAATCTAGGCACAACAGGCTATATTAGTTCTCAAACACTGAGTCAAACCTTATCAACACTTGGGACAACGTATGGCTATGTGAGCAGTATATCATTGTATAGTACGGTTGGAGGATTAGGAGGTGTTGGATATATCAGCACATCACAGCTTAGAAGTACTGTCGCTGGTCTAGGAACCATTGGATATCTAAGCACTGGACAATTTGAAGGTCTTGTTCGAAGTACTGTGGAAGGTCTTGGAACTGTTGGATATGTTTCTTCTACGCAACTCACGTCCTCTGTCACAGGAATTACATCACATTTCCAAAGCACTGTTGTTGGTCTTGGGTCGATTGGGTATGTATCTTCGACGCAACTTGTAAGCACTGTAAGAGGGTTGGGATCGATTGGATACATCAGCACAACACAGCTCGCTTCTTCTATCACAGGTCTTGCGACCATTGGATACATTAGCACGTCACAACTCAGAAGCACTGTTGCTGGTCTAGGAAGCATTGGATACATGAGTTCAGGACAAATTGAATCTCAATTGAGAAGTACTGTTGCAGGACTAGGAACCATTGGATACATCAGTACAACACAACTCTTCAGCACTGTGATAGGTCTACAAGACTATACTCCTGGACTGAGCGTTCTCCCTTTCACAAGTACTGTCGCAGGTCTTGCAGAATCTGGATATGTATGTACATTACAACTCTTCAGTACATCTGAAGGAGTTTCTCTTGCACGAGCGAATATGCGATTTGATACTACAGACAGTGTAAGTATTATAGGTGGAAGTAACTCCATTGCATTCGGAAATGTCATTTCAACAAGCATCACTGGTGGAACAAACACGATTGTATATTTGACTCGAGCAGCCATTTCATCCTTTTATATTTCTTCCATCGGCTACAATGGTCCCACAACTGGAACACAGATCAATGGTTGGATCAACAATCCTCCCCAGCCTGTTGCGAGCAATGGCTCGATTCCATACGTATCTACAGGACGTATTCATGATATGAGTTTTTCAACAGCGTCGATCAATTTTGCACCCTTTAGCAATTACATTGATCGAAGTAGTATTGTGACTCTTGACATTTATCCAACCTTTCTCTTTTCAAAATTGGCTACCGGTGCCTCCAATGTCACAGTGATTCCTATATCGACTTCTGTGCAATATGGTGTTGGATCAGGATCCATCTTGAACAGTGATATATGTGTAACAAGCTTTGCATATCTCACAAACACACAAGTAATTGCAAATCGCACAGATATCTATGGAAATCCAATCCCCACAGATCAATGGACCTTTCTTGATTCATCCAATGCATATACGACACCCATACGAATGACATTTCCTAAAGAATTCTTTGTAGATTCTGGGGGATCTTATTTTACATCGAATTACACACTCGTCCATCAATTGCCGAGCAGTTTGAACAATGGAGCCTATCAAAACGCTCTCCACAACAATACGATAACACCCTATTTCACACAAAACGATTCTCTGTTTGTTTCTATTCAGAATTTACAGGATTCGTAATAGAATGGCGTCATCTCGTCGCACGTATGATACAGATGCAATTATTTTACGAAAAATATCTGCATTTCAAGCGAATGATGCCGTAATTCCTGCACTCCAGACTCTGACCTCAGATGGAAAAGGAGGGACCTTTTGGGCGATTCCATCGACCTTAGGAGGACTTCCAGCATACAATTCCATTGTCGTGGATAATATTCCATATGTCGCAGATCTAAGTTACAATACACTTTTCTTGTCTTCCGCAATTGGAATTGGAATGACACAGAATTCTACGACAAAACGGATTGATCTCTATGCAAAATGTTTCAGTCATTTTGATATAAGTGGAAACAATACAATTTCTGCCTATTCGAATGCAACAGTACAACCTCGTGTGAAATTCGCGGGGACAGGTGGAGTTCGTATTACATCCGACCCTCTTACAAATACCTTGTACTTTGGAACAATGTCTGGAGCAGTGAGTACTGGGAATTATTCTTATGGAACTTTGAATCTTGTGTCAAATGTGCAAGAGAGATCGAGCACTGCTCCTGATGCACCAAACCACAATTATCTTTCTGCAACAAGCCCTTCGAGTATTTTAAACGTTATGGGTCTTGGTGATATTCAATTGTGGAGTGATTCTAGTAATTCAGGATATTACATAGGAATCTCTTCCTTCACTAGCCAAGGATATCTCGATATAAGTGGTGCTGCATTTGGATGTTTTTCTTCTATTCTCAGTACAACAAGTAGTCTTTTCTACGATCGCCCACAAATCGGCACTACAACAAGTTCTCTTCTATCGTTCACATCCAACGTAAGTACTGGAATCAATACTGCAATTGTCTCAGATCGAAGCAATGTGATGAACAATTACACCAATCTTGGTCTCTTTCAAAGCTTTTCTACGGGTCAAGCGACGAATATACAGAATGTCAGTACAACGGTTGAATCTCTTGTGTCATCCTTTCATTTCTACTCAAGTCTTGGTGTAACAGATGTGCAGACTGTCATAGGAGGTGTTATAGGGGGATCACAATGTTCTGTGAGCAGCGTATCCTTTCGTCTCGATAGTCTATCTTCTATGCTTGTGAATGCAGACTCGATTGAAGTGCTCTACAAACCATCCTTTGTATTTCCTCAGACAAGTGTAACAGGAGTCGTTCAAACTGTGTCGACGTCGATTCTTGCATCAAAGTCTGTTGTTTCAAACAGTGGCTATACGAGACCATGGATGTCATTGAATTCTTCTTCAAGCAATATCTACACTGATACAATTTCACTGAGTCTTGATCCAAGCTCTGTTCTAGAAAGTCTCACATCGACCTATACACTCTTTCATACCGTTGCACCCTTTTCAGGATATGCAACATCGAATCTTTTGAATGCAATGGATTCGCAAAACAGCGTAAGTGTACGTATTGATGCGATGAAATTTACAATCCCATAGTACTACAGATATGAATTCGCGTATGTCTTTTGAGACAAACCTCTTGAGGATTCGCGAAGTCGTTGCTTTCAATCCTATGACAGCAGAGTTTATTCAACCTCTTCAAATTGCATCCATAGGAACACATGGATCTCTGAAGTGGTATAGTACGATAGAATTGCTCAGTAGTATCAGCATTCCCCAAGTAAGTTGTTCTGTTCTTGATATATTACAAACAGTTCAACCCGGAATCAGCACAATGTCTACGATTCAAGCATCGACGACGACAGAAATTGTTCGAAGCAGTATGCAAGGCATTGGAAATCTTGGATATGTGAGCAGTATTGATTTTGTCTACAATGAAATCGATCAACTCTCTGGAACCTATCATTATATCAGTGCAACGACACTCTATGATTGTTTTTCGTATCTAGGACAGCTGAATACGATTGGGAATCAATGTGGTCCTATGACGTTGATTGGGAGTAATTTCTCAGGAGGGTATGTGAGTACAATCCACCCAGGAGAATACAAAATCTATAAATCATCGTATTCTCTCGCAGGGTCGAATCTGTTTCAAAGAGGAATGGCAAACAATGTTGCTCAAGGATCTGCTACCATGAATTTACGTGGGTTTTCTTCACATATTGTATCGTCTTCCAAAATGACGATTGATATTTGTGCAAATATAAATCTTCAATTTCCAAATGGGCTTACGAGTACATGTTATGTGAGTTCTTTCTTGCGAAATCCATTGACAAACCAGCAGATTGGAGGAACTGTGCGACAGACTCTTGTTGCGACGAATAGCAATGTCTGGATGGGAAATCTTTTGTTTCACTTGGATTCCAATTCTCTCTATCCATTTTCTAGCAATCTTGAACTTCGCCATGTTCTGTACAATGGTGCAGGAGATTCCAATCGTTTGACCACGAATATCCCAGATACTCAAGGGATTTTTATTACATTGGATAATACGGATTAGAAGTATATCTACCAATTTCGTTTGTGAATCAACTTTGTCTTGAGAGACACTGTTTTTCCACATATTTCTTAGATTTTACTGGTAATACTCACACGGAATTCCTAGATTGTTTGATTTAGGATAAAATGGATAGTCAAGGTTTAATGGTCCAAATAGGAACTCTCGTTTCCATAAACCATCTTTATTTGTGGTATTTGTTGGTGTTGTATTTTGAAATATATAATTATATGCGGCATCACTCAAATATCCAGGTTTATCAGGCCTTTTTTCATGACCGAAAAAATATGTATGAGTATCATATCCTTCTGTTTGCATAGCATGACCTGGATTATAGACTAAATATATGTATCCAGAATTTCCATGTTGATTCGAGTAATAATCATTCATATATCCATCTGGACCACCATGTTTATTGATTCGCTTCATAGATTCATGACCAAAAACATAGGTTGTTACAACACAAAATTTTTGTAGGTTTATTTGCCAAACTCCTTGATCTAAATTAAATAGGGCTGCATCTTCAAATGTTTGAAATTCTATGTTTCCTTGTATTGGAAAATCAATTGTTGCAAGATCGCCAAGTGTAACGGTTTGATCATTGTATGTAAATGTCTTATCCCAGTACGTAACAGGGTCACTATTATAGACGCCAAGTTCATTTGTTACTTCAATACATGTTTGAATGAATCGTGAATAAATACTAGCAAAAGAGCCAAGAAGACTTTGAGGTGTATTTTCAGAAGATTTCCAGTTATTTACACAACCAGATAGGAAATTGGCTGAAATAGCTCCGATAGGTTCATAGTACCCGCCAACTGCCCAGAAGCAACCACAAAGAAGATTCAGCATACTATTCAGACCAACATCAGATCCATCTGTTTCTGCTAGAAGAGCAAAGCAGTTGATAATTTTTTCTGAGCCATATTGATTGATTATATTTGTAAAAACAACCATATTAGATAAGTTTGCTTTTACACGTGCAATATCATCGGGTGTTGGCATTTCTATTAGACTACCAGAAGTATATTTACCAAATTCGTTTGTGAATCAACTTTGTCTTGAGAGATACCGTTTTTTCTTTGAACTCTTTGATTTTTGGTTCATAGATTGATTTATCTGCACAAAGAGCTGTCTTTGGATTACCTTTCAAACACATGTGTATACTATGCTCATAGTAATACTGTTCATATATGGGCTCATTCATATCAAAATAGGATGTTTCAACTGCTTCTTTATCTAACATAATATAAATATGTGTTTTACCAATCGCATACGGATACGGAACATCATTGTTTCCAATATCGGAATAGTATTGTAGAATGGTATCCCCTTTGACTGGTTCAAAATCATAGATTTCGTGACCAATATATCTGTATTTGGAACCCATCTTTAGAAGTATACTATTTCCTTGGCCATACCTTGAGTCTAATCCATCGTAATCCCCTGTGGGAGATTTTTTTCCTATAAAAATTTCATCAGCCTTTACTGTAAACAGTTCTTTTGGTGGATTATGTATATCTATAAAGGTTCCATTAATCTTTTCAAAGGTGTCCATGTTTTTGAAAACAGTGACTGTTTTTCCAGTGATATCTACAAAAAAAGGGACATTACGATTGTCATGTATTTTATAGCGTTTGCGTTTTCCTTTGGCTTTGCCTTGTTTTCGTGTTTGATTTTTACCTTGCTTAACCCACTTGTATACACCCTTTGAATCTGGCTTAGAAATATAAGTACCATCTTTTCCTTGTTTTACAAGGTCTTTACAATCCTTTGCATGAAAGGGTGGAGATTTTCGTGTTTGATACTTTGCTGTCTTCACTTCTTTACAGTCAGCCATTCTACAAAGAGTAGATATAATTCTAGATAGTATGCATTTCTATATAATGTTTGCGACACAGTGGCACATATGTTTCTGCACCGCCAACAAAGACTTGTTCCTTTGTTTGTACTGTTTTTTTACGAAAGGAAAAAATGGCTTCTGTACCATCTCCACATTCTCCACAAAAGGCTTTCAACTTCGTGACGCTATCTGCAAGAGGGATGCAATCGAGAATTTGACCAAAAGGCTTTCTCTCAGCATCTCCATCCAAGCCCACGAGCAACACATTCTTCCCCCATGTATCGACAGCATATTCTACAAACTCTCGCAGATCTGGAAAAAATTGTGCCTCGTCTATGATAACAAGTTTGGATTGTAGAAAGGACACATCCTTCGCATGATCCATAAGAGAAGACCATTTCATACATGGAATACTCGCTAAATCGTGATTCATAAGCATTGGCTCATCAGTAAAACGATTATCGGAAGCATGTGTAATACTACAAATAGGCCACTTCAAACTTCTGTAACGATTCACAATTCGTAGCACTGCTGAACTTTTTCCTGCAAACATGGGTCCTAGTAGGATTTCTAAACTCATTCTCCAAGAAGGTAGGATATTGTTTTAAAGGCAGTAGCACAGGTTTCTAAAGCCAGTGCGGTCTGTTCCGTTTGGTATATCTGTTTGTAATACCTCTGTCTTGTTTCGAGCCAGAATAGAAGGTGCGATACGATCGAATAGGATCGCCTCTTTTATACATAGGGGGCATAGCAACTGCGAAGGGTGTAAGAGGGATGGAGGGGAGTGCGGGAATATGGTTGGACAACCAGACGGCATGAGCTTCACACGACGACACTGGATTCAAAGGCCATCGATATCGATGTTCTTCTGCTAAGCAAAGAGCGAGTCGACAGAGCCACTGATAATTTTCTTTCGAAGCTCTGACCCAAATGGTACAAGGATGATGGAGATGAACAGGGCGGAACCCACGATGTTCTGGATTTTTTTTCTGGAACGGTGCACCACCTCCTAGATAGCGAAGAGCAGGCGGGAGAGGTAGAGTCTTTTGCATTCGACTGATTGCAATTGCTGAGCGATGGTGTAAGAGGGATGGGTAGGATGCGACCCAGTGTGCAGAGTAGAGCATCTGGAGAGATTCTAAGAGCATTTTGACAACATGTTTATCTGCATGCCAGCGGGCAGATTTTTTTGGAGACGGATGAAGAACAAAGATATTCATCGTGGGGACCTGTGAAGAAAGGAGAGGTTGTACTTCAATTTTTTGCGTTTTGCAAAACTTGATGTTTCAACATGATCTAGAGCCAAAGTCCCCAAACTATGCAGAAGACTGTAGAGGATGCTCTCAATACTATGTTTGTATTGGTTGAATCATTCTTTGAAGAAACATCCGTAGAAACACCTGTCCAAGAAGTGTTAGAGATTGAAGAAGAAGCCGTTGATACAGAACAGATAAGCATTGCAAGAAAACTAAAATATCGCGTGATCTCTACCTCAAGCTTGGCTCAATTGGACAACTCTCCCTCGTCGCAAGATCCATCGCCCATTGTTCTAGAGTTCCTTTCACAACAGCAGTGGGACGATAAGGCCAGGGGGCAAGATATACAGCATTTGGTTGAGAGCCCGACCGCGTGCAGCAAAGATGAAAAGAACCCCTTTCCTTTGTCAAAGCTTCCAGGACAGATTGACCCACATGAGTTTCAGCTAGATTTGCACGTATAGCAATGGTTGTCTTCTCACTGTCAGAAAGAGACGTTCCATACATAGAAGAGCGTTTCTCCAGAATAGATTCTAAAAAAAGAATATACGCTTCTTTTTTCCAAAGAGTTGCTTGATAGGTGAACACCATAGAAGTAGAAAATTCGAGAATACTCCAAGAAGTATCGAGGTATAGAGAAGAAGAAGGAGGAGGTCCTGGGCACGGCATGATACGTATCGAATCAATCTTTGCATGATCCTCAAACAATTGAATGGCTTCTTTTAAAATAGAATCCATCGGTCTTGCTTCAAGGAGAAAATCGTCTTGCACTGGAAGAACAATCTGTGTCTCTATGGGGAGAGCTTTCATAGTTTCTAGACGACTTTCAAAAAAATCTCCTGCTGTAAGAGGGAGAATGATAAGACTAGGAAACATCGATCGAATGCTTTGAATGGTTCTATCGTTTGGACATTCTGTCGCAAGATACACTTGAAAAGGGACTTTTGTTGTTGATGTATATCGATAGAAGAGTGTAAGATGAAGTGGGAGGAGATAGAAATACTTTGGAGTTGTATTTAAAACATATGCGATAGACATTCTTCTTTACAGTTCCCATCTTGTTTAGATACTTCTTTGTGTAAGATCTAAACACAAGAAACAACTAAAAAGAAGTACAAATGCTTGCACATCATCCAATTACAAAGAAAGAAATACGAATTCTACAGAGTGATACAAGTCTGTGGAAGGAAGAAAAGACTCTTGCATGGAGAGAGCCAGGAGAGTCTACCGTTCCATGGGATACCATCAGTGATGGAAAACTTGCAGAGGGTGTCTGGCCAGACTTTTGGTTTCTTTGTACCAAGGAGGATCTTTCTTCCATTGTAGAGATAAGTCAGCGTGTGAAACTCATTCTTATTTCAAAGAAACTTCTCCAGACTCGTATGCAATTGAAAAACATTCTCTTTCTGGAAGATATCCAACAACTCTATCCTCATCTAGGAGGTCCTTGGGATGGAACGAAAGAAGATGCAGTAGCACTTCTCGCAGGTCTTTTACGCTATCGCAAGGTGTATGGAATTTCTTCGCATCAACGTGCCAATCTTGTACTACAGAAAGATCCCCCACGAAAGCTCTGGTGGATTACACAGTATTATCAAGCAGATGGAAAGAGGGGTGAAGAACTTGACACATGTTTGAAGCGAAATCTAGCCTCTTCCCTCTTAGATCGAGTTGTTCTTTTGAATGAAAAAGAATATTCTGCGGATGTGATAGGGAACGCGAAACAAACTGTCATAGGGGAGCGTATGACGTACAAGAAGATTCTTACATGGATTGCGGAGAATGTTCCAGACTTTGTAACAGTCGTGTTTGCAAATGCAGACATTTGTATAGACGATCTTTCTTGGAAAAGTCTTTGGTCTGTAAATATAGAGGGGAAGCTTCTCGCTTTGCTCCGCTATGATGTTCCAGAGTCTGGATCTGTGCAAGAGGCAACACTCTTTGGCCCACGAGCAGATAGCCAGGACACATGGGTTGTTCGCTCAGAGGATGTTCGATCCAAAACTCTGGATCCAAACTCTTGGAACACAGTGGATTTTTCCTTTGGAAAGATGGGGTGTGACAATGGGTTTGCTTTGGAAATGTTGCGAAAGAAATTCTTAGTTGTAAACCCAGCCTTAACCTTGAAGACATGGCATTTTCACAGTTCAAAAGAGAGGAACTACAATCCCCAAGATGTCTTGGAGAAGCCGATGTTTCTATACATTCATCCTACAGGGTTTCATGATATGCAGCCGGTGTTAAAGTGGGGAGCTGATGTATTTGGGAAGCAACAGCCTGCTGGAATGTTTTTTCCAGTGGAAGGAACTGCGAAAGGAAGTTTGGCGAAATGGCTTGTATCTGCAAACAAGGCTATGGAAGAAGGAAGAGATGCGTGGAAGGCAGAGAATTTGAATCAGTATACACCTCCTCAAGAAATTCTATTAAAGAAACACAATGTGTTTGTGACTGGATCTGGGCTGATGTTTGATGCAACGACGATGTATATTGGTCCAGGACCGAGGGCACAGAAGAGGTGGTCGGAGGAAATACTTCATGGTATGACCCAGACCATGCTTTCGGAGAAAATGCTCGTCGCGGAATGGCCTGTTCCTGTTTCAACAGGAACAACTGGCACAACAGGAACAACAGGAACAACAGGCACAACAGGAACAACAGGCACAACAGGAATTACACGAGAAACCTATATTCTGAAGTATTTGAGTAAAATTTGGAGATTGCGGAACGAAGGACACGAAGGTGAATTTTTCTGTGTCGAGAAGCCTGATATAACAGAAGCTCTTTCTATTTTCGATTGGAAGACAAAGACAATGCCAGTCATCCAGTATGAGCCAAATGCTCACATGTATGCGAAAGAAGCGATTGGGTTTGCAATTCCTGAAACTGGAGCCATTTTGATGGAAGATGTGGACGCATTGCGAAAGGGTCTCGGTGCAGCATGGAGTCCCACGATCAATCCAGAGAATCGTCTACGAATTGTATTAGTAGAAGATGGTCATACTTTGACAGAATCTCTTGTGCGAGAGCTCGAAGATGTGTTAGAGAGGGCATGGGATGTTCGTGTCGTCTATCCAAATCGCACATCTGCAGAGCGATTTCGAGATGTGATGCGTGGAGCGTGGGGAGTTGTATGTGGTTCTGGACTTGGAGCAGCAGGATGGAATTGGATGCTTCCCACTGGAGCCTATGTGTTTGAAGTCGAGAGTGCATCAGGAGAAGCACTTGGACTTTCTGGAGCTGCAGGATTGGAGCACACGCTTTTGTTCTGGAACAAATTGACAGGGAAGGAGCGTTCCACGCATGTGTTAGAGGAGATATGGAAGGAAGAGAAGCTCTGGAAGAAACATCTACAAAAGGAGCCCTCTGAAGAGAGTCCAACGATATGGGTTCCACGAGAAGGGATAGAAGGATTTTACGCACATCCAGGGGATTCCTTTCGAGAGATGGTGAAACTCTGGAAGGCTCGAGGGTATGTACAAGTCAAGCAACATCCTATTGCAACAATGGTATGGTGGGGAGACGTAGGAAAGAATGGAGTTCTGTTGTACGATCGACCAACGAATGAATGGCGTCTTGCTGCACCGATGGTGGAGCAGAGTTGGTCTCGAGCATTGTTTGGAAATCCAAAGCCTGATGGAATACAAGATGCAATTCCTTGGAGCTTTTGGCCTCGTCGTCCAGAACTTGTAGAACAACTTGCAACAGAAGAGACTTCAGGAAGAGAATGGGCATCACGAACGAAACAGCTCGTCTTTTATGGAAAGATGGAGAATCGTGTCCAAGCCCGAAGACGATGTGAGAGGGAATGGAAGACATGCTGTAGTGAGTTTGTTCTTGTAGAAGGAGAGAAGACGCCTTATCCATACACCCATTCTGAGTATCTCCTACAACTTTCTATGGCTCGTTTCGGACTCTGTCTAGCAGGATATGGACTGAAGTGTCACAGAGAAGTAGAATGTATGGCGATGGGCTGTGTTCCAGTCGTGAGCCCAGAGGTCGATATGGATTCCTACGCAGAGCCATTGATCGAAGGGGTCCATTACATCCGTGTACAAACCCCAGAAGAAGCAACACAGAAAACAAATGCATATACAGAGGAAACGTGGGAACCTATGTCTCAAGCATGTAGAGCATGGTGGAAACGCAATGCCTCTTGTGAAGGGATGTTTGAACTCACCAAGAGACTCGCCAAAAATTGAAGGTAAAGGGGTGTTCCATATACAAGTCCCCTTCTACGTGCTATGACCGATTCAAAACTTTGTAATGTATGCTATGATACATATACATCAACTCTGAGAAAATGCGTGACATGCCCATATTGTTCTTACAAAGCATGTATGGTTTGTTCGAAACGCTATTTGATCGAAGGACTTCTCGATGCTCATTGTATGAGCTGTCGAAGAGGATGGAACGATGAATTCTTAGATTTACATTTCACCAAAGCATTTCGGACGGGAGAATATCGCAAGCATCGTGAGAAAGTCTTGGTGGATCGGGAGATATCGATTTTACCGAGCAGACAAGTTCGAGTAGAAGCTATGTACAAACATCGAGAGTTTGAAGAGAAAAAAAAAGAATTACTCAAAGAATTTGTAGAACTAGATCTAAAACGTAGAGAATTGTTAGAGAGGAATACTGTATTTCATTCAGGATCAGAAAAATACAAGGCGATCAGTGAAGGGAGAGAACCGCCTGCCTGGACGTTGAGAAACGGCGAGAAACCAACGCAAGAGAGATCCAAATTTATTATGAAATGCCCAGACGGAGAGTGTAGAGGATTCTTGAGCAGTGCTTACAAGTGTGGAACATGTCAGATGTGGGCTTGTAACGAATGTCTTGTGATCAAAGGAGAAGACAAAGATGCAGAACATACATGTGACCCAGGAACAAAAGAGACTGTTGCGTTGATTGTAAAAGAATCAAGAGGATGTCCCAAATGTGGTGAGAGAATCAGTAAGATTGATGGATGTGATCAGATGTGGTGTACAGAGTGCAATACAGCATTCTCTTGGATCACGGGGAATCTTGTAACAGGGGTTGTGCACAATCCACATTATTACGAGTATCTGCGAAAGATGGGGAATGGAGAAGCACCAAGGAATGAAGGAGATATACCATGTGGGGGAATTCCAAATTACCATATGATGACTCGACAAACCCGTATACTATCACGAACAGTCTCTCAGACTATCACAAGCATTCATCGATTGACTGCAGAGATAGATGACTTTCGTTTAAGAGCATACCAGAGACAATTTGATGTAGAAGACAATGGAGATTTAGCAGTGAAATATTTGATGAAAGAGATTACAATGGAACAAATGAAACATGAATTAGCAAAACGAGAAACAAAACGAAACAAGCATCTTGCAATACGAGCTATTCTTGAAATGTTTGTAACAACAAGTACAATATTGTTGCAAAGATTTGTTGCGATGGATATAAAAGCGGATGCAGATCTAGAGACACTTCTTCTCGAATATACCAATTTACGAGAGTATGTGAATCTATCTTTATCAAATGTATCTCGGATGAAGAGTTGTTCTGTACCACACATCGGAGAGACTTGGAATTGGATTCAATATTTTAAAGCACCTTCCAAAGGGAGGAAGAAAGTGGAAGTCGTTGACTCAGACTCAGATTCTATAAAAGAAGCAGAGAAAGCTTAGGCCTTCTTGGCATCACGCATCGCATCCTTCAGCTTGTAATTCGGGTTGCTCTTCCTTTTTTCACGGAAGACCTTCATCACCTTTTCATTCCACGCCTTGAGGGCCGGAGAAAGCTTGCGGGTCTTCTTTGCACCCCCATTTTGACGACGACGACTCTTACGATTCTTACGCGTTCCACAACTGTTTGCCATTCTACCAACACCTTCTATTTTTTCTAGATTTCCTGTTGGTCTTCTTGTTCTTCCTGGTCTTCTTGTTCTTCTTGTTCCTCCTTGAACGACGACCACCAGACATAGGTGCACCTGCAGAACCAAGAGGAGCTCCCATCGTGTTGTTCTTCCTGCCTACAACAGCATTCCCAACCTTGGACGCGGCATTTCCAACCCCCTTGATGACTGCCGAGCCAGTGTTCATGGCGAGCTTTGCGGTGCCAGTCACAACACCAGTCACTGCATTCCCAGCCTTTCCAAGCATAGACCTGTTGTTCACTCGGTTCGTAGAATTCATTCTATTTGGGGCGGTGTTTGTATTTTTCGGAACATAGGTATTGTTCTTTGGACCAGCATTCTTAGAGTTTGTTGTTCCTGTTGGTCCTGTGGAAGGAGCAGGAGCAGGAGCAGGAGCAGGAGCAGCTGTATTCTTCACAACAGTATTTGTAGGAGCACTGAATGCACTCGGGCTTTTTTCCACCAACGGTGTTGTGCCAGAATTTGGTTTTGACGCACTCGATCCCATACTACTTCAGGTTCAGTTTTTGTCTTCCCCATTGATAAGAATCATCGATAAAATCTTCCGAAACACTCACAGAATACGCTCGGAAATCAAAGAGATTTCCTTGAAACAATTCATCTCTGTTTTGGTATTGACTGACAGAATCTGCCCAATTGCTTCGACCCACATAACAATTCGACATAGACCCTGTTGCCGGTAAGAAGCCATCCTCTTTGGTAAGAGCTTTGACTCCATTGACATAGATAGAAAGCGTCGGACGAAATGCATCAGAGCTCGTTGTCGTGATACAAATATGAGTCCATGTTTTAAGAGGAACAGCTTGATTGAGTTTCATACGAAATTTCCTCGCTTGTTTGTCCCAGATTTCATAGACGAGAGACGCACGTTGTACAGGTCCAGAGTCTTCTTTCACTTTGGAAGCAGGTTCAGGGATTTGTACATCAAAGCCACTGCACACGAATTCATTCACATTTCCATCGGATGTTTCCATGTATCGCTGGGGAGACATTTCTATCGCAGGTTGGGCACCAGAAGGACCTTTCGGGACCGTAGACTCTTGTCCAGATTCACAACTTCCTTGTTGCAAAGACTCTTGGGAACTTGATGGATCTCCTTTTTCCAAAATTCCTAGAAACACATTGTCCATTGCTTTTCCATTTCCAAAATCAAAGAGTTTTGCATTGTTTGTAAACACATCAAATTTCGCCCAGATCATCCAAGTTCTTATAGAACGTATCGGAACACGCATTCCTAAGGAAAGATCTGGAGAATCGCCGATTCGAATATATTGATTTTTCCCATTCAATGCAATGCCTTCTGTAACATTTCTCCTAGGTGTTTCATCAATATATACTTTTCCAGCAAGATGTGCTTGAGATTGTTTCATGGTATCATTGATATCTCCAAAGAATCTATACCAAAGTACACATCCTTGGTAAAAGGAAACAAGTGTGAGAATCTCTTGGGGAGGAGCTGGATCTACAATTTCACGACTGTCAAAGGTGAAGTCTTGTGCACGAGCACAGACCGGTTGATACGATCCATCTTTCAATTTAAGAATACGACAATAGTCTTCTCGACCATCGCCATTGATATCTCTCATATAATCGTCAATACTGATACGAAACCCTTGTGACACAGAGTCTGTCCGATAGGTTGTACTAGGAAGATTTTCTGTACCTGCGAGAGCACATGCAAAGAAGTAATTCGTAGGATCATCAAGAGGAGCAATCATGCGACAAAAATCATATTGTGCACTCATACGGCTGACATCGACATAGTCATTGAAATAACGAGGGTCCCGAATAAAAGAAGGATCTTCTTTATGAGATCCGATATCATAGCGAGGAGAGGAAAAGGATGCCCAAAAAGTTGGTTTGGGAGGTGCAAGAGATTCAAATCCTTCTTGAACACTCTGTGGATAACACAATTCTAGAATTGCAAAAAGGAAAAAGAGTAAGAGTGTAAAAACAAGGAAAATAGGAAATGGTTCCATCTCCCGTTCTACTGGGTCTCTAGGTAGAGAGATGGAAGAGCATCCGCAAAAATCAAAAAAGATGAATGAAGGGTCGTACGGCTGTGTATATACTCCCCCTCTTCCCTGCAAAGACTCCAAGGCAGAGAAAGATAGTACTATAGGAAAAGTCATGGATAGGAAAGATGCATCGATTGAACTTGCAATGAGTATTGTTCTTCGAGGAATTCCAGGGTGGCAACGGTACTACATTCTTCAGAAGGAGGATGGATGTACACGAGAGAATTTTACACGTATGAGATCTACATATTCTCCAGGCTGCAAAATCTATTCAGAAGAAAAAAATGCAGAACTCACCCAAATTTTATCAAGATATGGTGGAACAACCTTGAATAAAATGCGATTTACCCCAAGCTTTGACTACATAGGAGCTCTTCGACATGTGTTAGAGGGTGTGGAGAGGTTGAACAAACAAGGGATTTGTCACAATGATATTCATGAAAGAAACATTGTTGTAGATGAAAACGGAACATTTCGTTTGATTGATTTTGGACATTCTTTTTTTGGAGATTCTGTGACGCAAGATACAGCAGATCGCTATTCGTTCTCTTTCACTCCTGAATATGAACCTCAACCACCAGAGTTATCTGTACAGAATGGAATTGTTCAGAAATATCCAGCATCTCTTTTTTACATGATCGAGCAATCGATTGAGAAAAAGCAGACTCTTTTGAAAGCCCAAACTCTTCTCGGATTGATGGAAGAGGATCAAATCTATTCTCTTCGTGACTACTGGTCTCACAGTGAAACAGCATTGAAAGAAGATTGGGTGTCTTTTTACAAGCAGTATTGGAAAACATGGGACGCATGGGCTGTTGGAATTGTCTTTGTGAAACTGCTCGATCAAGTGATGAGACTCACACAGTTTCAAAAACAAGTCTGGGAAAAACATGGGCGTATACTTCGGGATGTCCTACGAGGACTTCTCCAAGCAAATCCAAAGAAGCGTTTTACCGCAGCAAAAGCTCTTGAAATCTTAGCGACGCTTTCTTAATTGACGTCGTGTCTTCTTATATCCTCCACCTGATTTCACATAGTAAGGATTGGTTCGAGATACACAGAAATATCCACAGAAATTGTCATAGTGTAATGGATCTCCTCGTATAGACCAATCATGATCTGCAAGTGCAACATCATAGATGAGACGACCACTTGCGTCAACATTGCTTACAGGAAGAGAACCACTTTTCTGGGAAAAATATCCATTGGAATCCTGGCGAAGAAAATGATAGTCTTGATCTTCATCGCCAATGAGAGCAATTTTAGAAGAACCATTTGGACATCTATCTTCAAATCGAGTTGGTGTAATATGGAAGGGATTGTCTCCTTTCAAACGAAGAATAAGATTCGGACATGTTTTAGGATCACGATCGGTAAATTTCGGATGTCCACTTGGATTTCCAGGCTGGTCAAAGGGGACATTACAGTCTTTCGTGTTCATACATTTCTCGATTTGAACAGGATCTTGAATATTTAACGCATACATGTAACAGTTGTGGGATTTTCGAATAAATGTATTGGAATTCCATCGTTCTGGATCATAGTCTGGTTCAAACCCAGAAAGAGGAGCTTTACGAGGACAAAACGATTGATGGACATTGCAAAAGGGGCTGTTCGAGTTGGGAAGAGGTTGTCTTTTACAGCTTGGTGTGCACTGACACCGAGGTTTGTTCGAAACCATCTGCAATGCCTTTTTCTGAAGGGGTACTTGTTGATTCTTCAGAATTGGAATCGTTCTCTTCCAAAAGAGGTTTTTGGAGGTTTTTCTCGTCAATCGGTTGTATCTTTTGAGGACCATTCCTCTTTACTGTAACAACGGGTTTTCTATTCGAGGAAAAGAGGGGAACAACAGTGGAAGGCTGTTTCAATTGAAGCACAGAATTCAAACTAGGAAGTGTTTCTTTGAGAGGTGTTGGAGGTAAGAGAGTATCTCCATGGCCATGAGTGTCTTTTTCATCGGGAACTCGATAATATTCGTCTTCGACTTGTTTCATACGAACGCGTTCAATTTGAAAACAAAAGTATTTCAACTGTGTCTGATGTGTTGCAATTTCTCCAGGAGTAAAACGACCACTATATCTTCCACAAAGCTGGATATACTGCCATCCTTCGCTCATCAAATGTTGAAATGTGCTATTCAAAATATAATATTTCTTATCAATCTTGAACAAAGAAAGAACACCGTTGCTAATGGTTACAAAAAGAGACAGAAGCCAAACGCACCAGTAACTTGCTGAAGCAAACTGAGAATTTCCAGTGGAAGCTGTATATTGCACTGAGAGAACTGCTGGAACAATAAGAGACCCTACTGTAATCATAATACGAAGACCATTGTAGGAAAGAGAATACCGATGAGCTCTTTGTTCATATTCTCGTAACACAGATGTATATCGTGAATTTAAAATTTCTTTTTGAATATCGTCCAGAGAAATTCGTTCAATCGCTCTATGAATATCTTGAATATGAGACGGTTTATGACGGCAACTCAACATGTTACACTATAGTACCTTTGAAAAAAATGAAGGGTCAAGGGTTCGAAAGGAACCAGTCCCCAAAGAATAGAATGCATATAACTGTAAAAGTGTATTCCAAAGCGTATATGGAAGAAGAAGATTCCTCTTGGTCTGCGAGACCATCACGAGAACTTCTTTCCATGATCCATCGATCTGGAGAGTCTGCACGATGGATTTGTAAACTGGGAGAAACCAAATGGATCGCGTTAGGAGATCCTGTTGCTTTCTCAGTGACAGAGTCTCCCTCACTCTTTGTACCGCAATGGATGTTAGAGGGACTCGAGGGGTCTTCTGATGGAGATGAAATGGAGATAGAATGTATAGAATGTGAGACACTTCCAAAAGCAACGCGTCTTTCTTGTAAAATTGTTGGAACACTTCCTAGAGATATGGATATTCGAGATATACTAGAAACACCATTGTCTCAATTAGGTGTATTAGAACAAGGACAGTTTCTACCTGTTCCTGCATTTGAGGATCTTGTGATGTATGTCGATGAGGTGGAACCTGTTGGAGGATATGTCTTTCTCGATGGTGCAGAGATCGCCTTTGAAGTAGAAGAAGATCGTGAGAAACCTGTAGAACCTGTGGCCCCTGCAGAACCTGTTCCACAAAGACAAGAAGAGGAAGAACAAGAAGAAGACTATACAGATATGATACCTAGGATGGAGCCTATCGCAAAAGGGTATCTTCCTTTCCAAGGAAAGGGGAATCGTTTAGGAAGTGCCTAAAAAAGAAACAAACGAATAGAAAGATGAAAGTAGATCAAACGCCATCCTTAGAGAAAGCAAAAGCCTGTCCACCAGGATCTGTTTTTGTAGAAATAGGAACATGGGAAGGAGATTTTTCGTATGAACTTCTAACACAGACTTCTTGTGCAAAACTCTATTGTGTAGACCCTTACAAACACTTTGATGCCGATGGATACAAAGATGGAATGAACGCACTTTCACAAAACGAATTTGACAAAAAATATGAGAAAACAAAAGATCGTTTCAAAAGGTTTGGAGATCGTGTAGAATTTCTTCGCATGACATCCAAAGAAGCTGTAAAAAGATTTGAAGATCTTTCTATAGAGTATATATATGTGGATGGAAATCATGACTATCCCTATGTAGAGGAAGACATTCGACTATGGTATCCAAAGGTGAAAAAGGGAGGATATCTATGCGGTGATGATGTGTATTCTCAAGATCCATCAGAGCATGATGCAAACAACAATGTGCTTCGAATTTGGTCTAGAGATGCGTATGGAGTTCCAAATTGTTGGGGACAGTACGGAACCTATATGGCTTGCAAGAAAAATGAAGAGACCTATGGAATCAAATTCCAATTCGAACAAACCCAATGTTCCGTACAAAAACTCTAAGAATACAATAGAATGAAAGAGATCAAGAACTATTTTCCTCTTTTTCTAATCCTTTCTGTTACAGTTGTTTTTTTCATTGTAGGGGTACATGAGAATCTTGCGGTGGAACATTTTTCAAGTGGTTCGAAGTATTCTACTGGACAAATTATAGGTATGATTGGAGGTGCAATGTTGCTTGTATCCTTTGTATTTGGTGTTTTAACAACACGAGTGTGAAAGTCTAAAAAGACAGTTTGATTCTATAGTAGAATGGTGGAAGTAGAAGCAGGAGCAAGTTTGATTCGCAAATGTATGGAAGAATCTTTGCAAAACAAACAAGGATGTCTCATAGGAAGATTTGGAACAATTGAATTTGACGTTGTGAATAGCTATGCAAATGGCCATGGACCATCCGAACAGAAGAGAATGATCTTAGAACGACATGCGGGAATTTTTCCAAACAGTGTAGAAAGTGTAAAAGGATGGGCGAATGCGATGGAAGAAGCTGTGAAGCAATCTGACATTCTTGCTACAGGATGGTATGCTCCAATTGTACAAAAAGAACAGACATATCTGAAGCATATTTCATGGAATGGTTCACAAGTTCCTCTACGAAGTCTCGAACCCTATTACGTCGACAAAGGAAAGCGATGGACAGAACTTCTAACGAAAGTCTGTGCAGTGACGTCCTTTACAAAGACAGCTTCAAGACAAGTGCAAAAGGGTGAGGGGGTTGTATGGCCAGGAGAAAACGGAACTCTATGGCCTTCTCATGCAGAATGGCATTGGGTTCAAACAGGATATGCACCAGTCTTGGCAAATGGATCTGCAGAATGGCAACCAACTGTTCAGAGTTGGGAAAGTGCAGTCGAACAAACGGTGGAGAAAGTCTTAGCAACAGGTGCAGAGATTGTTCTACTTGGCTGTGGAGGATTGGGTATGATTCTTGGAGAACGATTGAAACGAGAAGGAAAATGTTGTATTGTGATGGGAGGAGCTATTCAAGTCTTGTTTGGAATCAAGGGAGAGCGTTGGAAGACCCACCCAATTCTTTCAAAGTTCTGGAATGATGCGTGGGCCTGGCCGTCTGAAGAAGAAACCCCAAAGAATGCTAGTCTCATAGAAGGATCTTGTTATTGGAAACCTCTGGATCCATTGCTCTAAAGAACTGTGTCTAGAAAGAATAGGATGGCGGCAGGAAAAGACGTAGGAAACGTTTGGAACTCGTATTGGAACGATCGAACAAATACACAAGAGCCTATTGTCGTTGAGACACAGATTCTAACGATAGACCATGAGAAAGCGAAAGTAGATCTCTTTCCTACCAAAGATATTTCAGAAAAATCCTTTTTGTTCGCATATTCTATGCAGCATTCCAATTGTCCTGAACCAACTTCTATAGAAGTGTATTCCAGACTCTATAGTTGTTTCATACGTTCGATTGGAACCATTGGAAATGTGTGGAATCCTTTGCCGTATTGTATTCCTAGAAACGAAGTTTCGTACCATGGTCTCTCTATGCATCGAATTCCCAATGGAACTCTCACACTCTCCCTCTACTGGATCGAAGTGACAGATCTTCCACCACCAAGACCTGTGTATGAATGGTCCTATATCAATCAAGAGGGCAGAGTCTATAGAAAAGGATTGCGAGAAATACAATCAAAAGAACCCTATGTTCTTCCATGTCCTACTGTAGATCGTTTCCTAAACTATCCAGAGTTCTGTAGATTCGACTATTTGCAAGAGATGGATGGACAAAAGAGTGATGCCAAACTTTGGCCTTCTATTCAAGATCTAGATAGAATTTAGAAGACGATCATATATACGATCTGCTTCAGATTGTGATTTAAATGTGTAAGAGTGTGAGACTTTTTCATCTTGAAAGACAGTGAGAACATACATCTTATCATCATAGACCCAGTCCAGACGAACCCATCGAATTTGTGAAAAAGGGAGGTAGATGCGTGTTGTTGTGTTTTGTATTTCGAATTTCACTTGGAATCCTTTTGGAAAGAATTCAAAGTGGTAGCAACAACAAGAATCTCTATAGGACATCTAGAAGAGTAGAGATATTCTTCTTTAGAATCTTTCCGTTTGCATAAAAAAGAATGCAAAACAAGATAAATACAAATACACAGTGACAAGAAAGGCTGTGCATGTAAAAACATAATCAAAGTCGCTGAAAGGAACAATCTTTTCTTCTCGTTCTGAATCTTCCTCTATAGGAAACACAAAATCCTCTTCTTCCTCCTCTTGGTCCTCTTGGTCCTCTTCTACCTCTTCCTCTTGGACCTCTTGGGCCTCTTGGGCCTCTTGGACCTCTTGGCCCTGTTGTCCATCGAGTTCTTCCGTAGAGGAATCCGAAAAAACCTCTCTAGAAGAATCAGAAAAATCAGGAGGACAGGATGTTGCGAGAGCAATCAATTGTTTCGCAGCAAAAATATCTTCTGGGTCTTTTACATCTTTTTGATAAAATCTTTTTCGAAGTTCCATTCGTCTAGTTGTAGAGTGTATGACGAGTTTAGGCAGGAGAATCAAATGATTCATGAGAATGTCTTTGTTTCATAGAATGTTGAGAATATGTTGTTGCTTGAGAAAGACCAGAGGATTCTACTGTTGGAAGAATCTGTGTACGAACCAACCCTCTTTTTTTAAAGAATCGAAGAATGCATGGAGAATACCCTCTGGAAAGAAGACAGACATAGGATTTCTTTGAATTTGCACACATGTAGACAAGTACAATACACATCGCAGAAAGAGTAGGGAGTAGAATGCTAAGAAAGAGTGTGGAAACAGATTGCGTTTCTTTTTCCTCTATAGGATCTTGGCGTAGCATACGAGACTGTGTTTGAACAGAAGGTGTTTTTGTTCTTGTTCTTGTGTAAGAGGGTGTTCTTGTGTAAGAGAGTGTTCTTGTGTAAGAGGGTGTAGAGGTGTATGTAGATATTTTTTGAAGTATTCGGACATTTATTGTTCTGGTGGAATCGAAATTTATATATGCAATACTGTATTTTTTCTTCAAACTCGGACTAGAAGATGCACTAGGTTTCGAAGACTGTGTTGCTGTGAAAGAGGGATATCGTGTGGGAGGAGGGGGAAGAGAAGGTTTCCATCCTTTTACATCAGGGCTTTCTGCAAGTACTGATGTAAGAAGAAACAGAACTACTATTGATAGAATCATGGCGGCGGGACATAGTATAGGTCAAAGGTAGCCTATCAATTTTTAGCCCACAGAAATTGAAACGCGAACCATCGATCTGCCCCAAGAGGAGTTGTCTGAGGAGATGGAACATTTGTAAGAGAGGTTGGGTGTGTCTTTTCGAGCCAGAGAGATACATGTGCCATGACATGTTGATCTGTATCTGCTACAATAGAATGTTTCTTATAGAGTTCAAACCCCTCTTTCATAAAAGAACAGAACAACAAGCAATCGTTTGCAGGTCCTCCAAATTGTGCAGCAGCAACAGTTGGAATATGTCCAATCTGCACATTTGTAATTGCTTCTTCCAAAGTCTTAGGGGATGCTTTCTCAAAGGCTTCACGCATCTCGTTCAGCTGTTCAATCCAAAGAACTTCAAGAGTCTGACTAGGAGAAGGCCACTTTCGTGCATAGGTTTCTAAAAAGACAGGAGGTCCTCTCCAACATCCAATGTCAGACCAGACAAACTGTTGTGTATCAAAGGGATTCTCTCGAATCACTTCTTCTAAGAAAACAGTCTTGTTTGCCCAAATACGATGCATTTCTTCACAGACCATAGGACCAGAAGGTTCCTTAGAACGAACGAAAGACCAATAGTCGAGCCAGTCTTTGGAACCATACGCAAGATCGTCTAGAAATCGATAGATCATTTTATAAGGACGTTGTACTCCAATACAGATTGCTTCAATTTGTTTCGCAATCATTCCTGGTTCAACAAAAAAGACAACAGGTTCTGTTCCATAGGAACAGAAGGAAAAAATCCAACGCTTATACTCTACCAAGGAATGTTTACCATTGTTTGGAAGAGTATAAAAACATGTTACAATCGTTGTGTTATGTGTCATTCTTTATAGAGACTGTTGATAGATGTTTAGATATCCTATGGTTGTTCAAATTACGCCTTGTTTTTCTTATGAATCTTCCAGACATTTGCAAAAGAGTTTGCATAAGGATGCTTGTTTGTTCCACCGCTTTGAGGAGTCGTAGCCCCGTACATAGGAGGGGTCGTAGTCCCGTACATAGGAGGGGTCGTAGTCCCGTACATAGGAGGCGTGGTGGGTCCTATGAGAGCTGGTAGAGGTTTAGGAGTAGGCTTTCGTATGGCAAGAGTTCCAGTATTTTTCTTGTAGAGAGTGGAACCTCTCTGCATCGTTTTTTGGATGTTCGCTGGAATAGAAAGTTTGAGATCTTCAAACAATTTGTAGAACAATGGAGGACGTTCAAACACCATAGCTCTTCGAACTCCAACACCTTTGTCTAATCCAAATTTCGTCATCCAAACATTTGGTAGGAAGGTGCGAAAGAGAATCATATATTCCATCGCTCTCCTTCTAGCATCTTCTGTATCCAAAGGCATTGTTAAAAAGGAGTAGGGGATTTGTTTCACTTCATCTGGAACAGGAATCATAACAGATCGAGGAAGAATTTGTTTCAAGACATAGAATCCAGTTCTGGTATCAAAACAGAGTTTCCCTTTTCCATAGAATGGAAGAACCATATCAGTGGTCTGAGCCATTGTAACAAAGTTCCTTGTGTATTTTTCAATTTGATTTTGTACCGAAGGTAGCGAAGCAGCAGAAGGTGTCACGAAGCTATCCTTATCAGACACAGTTCTCCTTCGATCGAAGTGTCCAGTCACCATATCAATCACTCCATCCTTTGTAACAGTTGCTAGAGGGAGATACATGAGATTGTCATGTTCTGCTTCATACGCAATCCATTTGAGAGCAGCTTCATGAGTAGGACAAGAACGCACAAGAGGTTTCGATCCTTGGTGTTTTTTATAGGGATAGAGAGCGATTTCAGGATATCCCGCGTGGTTTCCTTGATCCAGATAAGCCCATGAAAGAAGTTCTTTCGCAGATCCGGGCTGTTTTTCTTCCATTTCAAGAAGATACGATTTCATCGGAGCATTTTCTCCATTTTTCGGATTCAAAGAATCTAAATCTGCAATGGCCATCCATCCACGCGTCCCAGAACGAACTTGATAGTCTGGAAGAAGACAATTGTCAAAACTCTTCGCCTCCAACTCTTTGGGTGTAAGAGGGTGGCAATCATAGTTGAGTTTCGAACAGCGTTGGTAAGGAGCGTTTCCAGAATAGCGAAGAGCTGTTCCTCGAACCATAGGGGAAGGGCGAATCGAACACACCACTGTCGCAGAATGAACAAGAACTACAATTTGAATTGCTTGAAAGGTGGAACCAACTTGGTGCACACCAAACGGCACATAGGGAAACGGATAGAAGAAGACATTGTGGGTAGGACTCAGACACATGTTGGTAGGACCTTCAGGATCGCCAAGAAAATCTCTATAGAAATATCTAGGATCTTCTTGATCCATACGAATGCCTCGAAACAAGACTGTACCCGCAGGAAGTGTGATGAGAGGGAGATCTACAGATTCTGAGAGTCCCTGACTCGTTTGAAAGGTTTCTTTGACAAATGTGATTTGGGTGTAAAAGGAAGGAGGCCTAGCTGCCATCTAATTATAGACTCTATGAAATAGAATGGCCACGGTATTCCCTTCCGTCTTTTCAAACAACGATATTTCGTACATCAAACGACACCCGAACGTCATTGTAGGAAGGGCGAAACTCGAGACAACATCTGTTGTGAATTTTACAATTCCTGTCACTGAGACAATCAGGGACTCTCTTGAAACAACGTTTGGACTCGATCTTTCCACTCGATCAGACATTCCGATGCGATGGATACAAGGAGATACAGCGTCACATATTGATAGTGGTAGAACAAAATTCGAAAACACCTATTTAGTCTATCTCATCGATACCCCTGGTTCTCTTATCGTCGACGAGAATGACTATTGTATTGAATCCAACACTGGCTATACATTTAGCGAAGGACTTTCTCACAGAACCGAAGGGACAAACAATGTTCCCCGTTTGTTGATGGGACCGATGAACGAATTCGCCGAGCCTGTTGGTATAGTGGTTGCGTATTATCCAACAGAAGCAGATGCATTGGCATACACAAATCTGATTGGGAATGGTGTAGGTTTTACAGTAGAAACACAAGGTGGGTTTAGTTCTTGGAGACTTGCTTCCAATAGCAATGGATCCTCTTCCCAAGCTATTGTATACAATACTGGAGATGTTCTAAACAGTGATGGTAACTATTATCTCTATCCATCAAACCCTTGTTTCTTAGAGGGTACGAAGATCCTGTGTCTTGTGCAAGAGAAGGAAGAGTATGTTCCCATTGAGACTCTGAAATCAGGAGATCTTGTGAAAACAAGTCTTAGTGGTTACAAGAAAGTAGAACTGATTGCAAAAGGGACGATTCAAAATTCTGGGACCGATGAACGAACAGAGAATCGCCTCTACAAGTGTTCTCCCGCAAAGTATCCTCAACTCACAGAGGAGTTGTACATCACTGGATGTCATTCGATTCTCGTAGAGGAATTGACAGAACAACAACGAGAGAAAACAAAACAAAGTCTTGGGCGAATCTTTGTAACAGACAAAAAATACAGATTGATGGCATCGATTGATGAACGTGCAGAGCCGTGGGTTTCTGAAGGGGTGTATACAATCTGGCACATTGCTCTAGAGAACGAAGATCAAAAGATGAATTACGGAGTCTATGCGAATGGAGGATTGCTTGTTGAAACGTGTTCTCTGAATTTTCTGAAAAACAAATCGAATATGCAAATTGTATAAATTTAGAAAAACGAACGAATCGAAAGACCTTCTAACTTCGGTGCAACATCTGTGTGAAATGCTTTATAGAATCCATCAAGAGCTTTGCGAAAATTTGCTGATGGACGAAAGGCAATCGGTCGTTTCGATTGAATGAAAGCGATGGCTTCATCCACTGTCATCCCTTTCGTAGCAATCAAGAAGAGTGCAACACAAGCAGCAGAACGCTGCATACCTGCAGCACAATGCACAAGCATCGGTTGACCAGTCTTGTATTCCCTCGTCATCTTCATCACAACTTCAAAACTCCACAATTCTAAATTGCGAATTTCATCTGCTTGAAGATTGTCGTCCACAGGAACACGATACTTTCGTTGTACAGAAGGAACATATGGAATATCTTTTGTACAATTAAACACTGTTTTAATCGAATGTTCTTGAAGCCATTCAGGACTTGTCGCAGCACGACGATCGCCTAACCACAAACCTGGAAGAATTTCATCTGCCGGATTTGCTACAGTTCCTACCGCGGTTCTTACCAATTCTCTCGCACCTTCCATCTAAGATTACTTTGTTAAATCAATATTTGCAAGGATACGAGCTTTTTCTTCTTGTGGCACTTTTTTCAAGAGAGAAGGAATAATGAGTTTCGAGATGAGTTTGTGACCTGTGTAAAAGGCCATGATGGAGTATTCATCGTGAAACCTCCAATCGTATGCATCTTTTTCCACAAACAAGAAGTCTGGTTTCGGTGCAGGATAGGAATAGGTATCGGTGAAATGTCCAAGAGCAAAGAGCTCTTGGGAATAGAATCCTTTCGATCGAGCTTTGTTGAGAACAGCAGTCGTTGCTTCTTTTCGTTCTGGGGCAAGTTCAATAGATTTCCAAGCATAGTCTGCGACGAGAGTCATATCTTCTTCCATACGAATGAGAGAGAGGAGACTAATATATTGTTCTTCCTTCCATCCACCGAGTTCAATCCGTTTGTTGTACCAGAATTTCGATTCTTCTACCATTCCAGCATCGCGATAACTCTGGGCTAAGTAAAAGACAGTGCGAGGATTGTTCGGTTCTTTTTCGTTTTCATCGGCTAAGAGTTTTGCATCATCTTCATACTTTTTCGGATTCTTGTTGCGTCCACCTTCTCTCCTCGACTCAATCCAGATATCATTCGGGATGGTGCCATAGGCACCTGCATTTTTTTCAGAATCATCGAGAGTTGCATATTCGTGGAGAGCCCCTTTGTAAATCCATTTCTTGTATGCAGAAAAAATCTGGGGACGTCCATAGACAAGAGTTGCTTGACGAATTTCAACATTGTATCCAGGAGGAGCACCAGGATCGTTTGGCATGACGATAGGAAAGAGTTTTCCTTTGGGACCGTTTGTAATATCATCAGCATCTGTCATAAAGAGCCAGTCAGGTTTGGGATCCATATCTCTAGCAAGTTGAAGAGCTTCGGAGCGATTGTGTCCAAAATTCACCCACGGGCGTTCGTAGAGTTTCCCAGGTTTCCCAGCCTTGTCAGCGAGTTTCTGGATCAACTCTTGTGTTCCATCGGTCGAACCAGTGTCGACAATACACCACGAAGTGACATAGGGGAAATTGCATTCAAAACACCGTTCCATAACATGTGCCTCATTCTTTACAATAAGAGTGAGGCATATTTTCATTTACTAAGAGATTGGTAAAAAACTTTCGAAAGATTCGTAGATATAGACACCAGAAGCCAGAATGTACTTTGTGATCTTATGCTAAATTACCCATAACAAATACATCGATGTGGTTTACATTCGCGGCAGATGCTGCTGAAGCATATCCATAGACTGTCACAGTATAGGTTCCTGCTGATTTGACAGCGGTGCGATGATTCAATGATATATTATTTGATTCACTATTTCCTTTATTTGTAGAACTTGTCGTATTTGATGTTTCACCAGCCACTATTATATAAAAACTGACTGTATGTGTGCTAGCGGTGGTTGTAATATATTCTATATCTACTGTGGCCCATAATCTAGAAGGACTGTGAATTGTAATGCTTGTAGTTGTAAGTACAACAGCATTTCCAGAACCATTTCCAAGAGTTATGGTTGCGACACTTCCTTCAAGAGCCCCTGTAAATCCAGATTGTAGGAGGGCTGTTTGTGGATGTGTTAAAGAATAGATAGGACCTGTGAGACCTGCTGGAACGGATGCTCCTGGCAACTTTTGTTGTGCTACTAAATCATAGTCAGAAGCTCCTAATGTTCCTGTTGGTCCAACGAGCCATCCACCAATTGCACCTGGATCATCGATTGCAGAAATAGAGGGACCTATATTTACAAAGGGAGCAGCAAACCCTTTTGCTGCGTACGCAATACTATTTTGATCAGAACCAATCGTAGCAAAGGAATCACCAACCCCTTTGATTGTAAGAGTTCCAGGTCCCATCACAATTTCCTTCCATTCATAGCCTGTCAAACCAAGAGAATAGGTATTTCCCAGAGAAGGAACAATATGCCCATCGATCATCATGATTCCAGTGACTGTGTCAGAGGTGGCTGTGTAGAGCAAGCCTGTAGATCCAGTCACATGTGTTCCATCATAGAACAATACAGATCCAGTAGGTCCTTGAAATTGGAAGCTGCCTGTAGGCCCAGTGTCTCCTGTGGGTCCTACTGCTCCGCTTGCTCCAGTAGAACCTGTAGGACCTGTAGAACCGAGAGCCAGTGGATAAAAATACATATCAGAAAATAATGTATCTGGAGTATAAGATGCTACAATAAAATACAATGGATTTCCAACAGATTTTACAGTCCTAAAACTTGTTAATTCAGTACCATTTACAAAAAATCTTACAAAGTAACTATCATATTGAACAGCATACACATTGTTATTAGAATGCGTTAAGCCTGTTGTTTGATAATTATTTCCATCAATAAATACTGTAATATTTTCAGGAGGGGATGCTGTTATAACAAATCCATATTTGATGTTATTTACATAGTCTTGACCTGGATTTGCAGCTGGGTTTTCACTGAACCCACCGCCAGAATTTGTTTGATCCATTTTAAATGTAAAATAGGCCGATTCTGAGTACCCTTGTGTAGGATAGGCTATGGAACTCCAGCTTCCTTGAACTAGTACACTTGATTGTGATACATAGGAGGAGTTTATATAATTCCAGGAGAAATTTGTAGGACCTTGTGGCCCTGTATACCCTGTATCACCAGTAGGCCCTGTGTGACCTGTAGCTCCTGTCTCGCCTGTATCTCCAGTAGGCCCTGTGTCTCCTGTAGGCCCTGTCTCGCCTGTGTCACCAGTAGGCCCAGTGTCACCAGTAGGGCCTGTATCTCCTACTGGACCGCTTGCACCTGTCTCGCCTGTAGGTCCTGTGTCACCAGTAGGTCCTGTTCCTATAGGACCTGTGGCACCTGTTTCTCCAGTAGGACCTGTATCGCCAGTAGGCCCAGTGTCTCCTGTCGGCCCTGTTCCTATAGGACCTGTCTCGCCTGTCTCGCCTGTAGGTCCTGTATGTCCTACGGAACCGCTTGGACCACTCACGCCAGTCGAGCCTGCATAGCCTGTAGAGCCTGTTGGACCACGATCGCCAGGAGCACCAAGATCGCCAGTTGGACCTGTATTTCCTTTAGCACCTGTCTCTCCTGTAGGGCCTTTCGTGCCCGATGGGCCAGTGTCGCCTTTCGTGCCCGATGGGCCAGTGTCTCCTGTGGCACCAGTGTCTCCTGTAGGACCTGTCTCTCCTGTTAGACCTGTAGGTCCTGTTTCACCTGTGTCGCCTTTGGCACCAGTGTCGCCTGTTAGACCTGTAGGTCCTGTTTCACCTGTCACGCCAGTGGCACCAGTGTCTCCTGTAGGACCTGTCATGCCTGTGGGCCCACTAGGACCCGTGTCGCCTGTGTCGCCTGTGTCGCCTTTGGCTCCAGTGTCTCCTGTGTCTCCTGTTGGGCCTGTCATGCCTGTGGGCCCACTAGGACCAGTCTCTCCTGTGGGCCCAGTGTATCCAGTCATGCCTGTGGGCCCAGTAGGGCCAGTGTCTCCTGTGGGCCCAGTCGTGCCAGTGTCTCCAGTAGGGCCAGTGTCTCCTACGGAACCAGTGTTTCCTGTAGGGCCCGTCATACCATCATCTCCTGGAGCACCAATTCCACCAGTAGGACCTGTGTGTCCTGTGTTTCCTACGGAACCTGTGTATCCAGTAGGACCTGTGTTTCCAGTGTCGCCTGTATCTCCTTTGGCACCTGTGTCACCAGTAGGACCAGTGTCACCAGTCTCTCCACTAGGACCAGTCTCTCCTGTGTCTCCAGTCGTGCCAGTGTCTCCAGTGTCGCCGCTAGGACCAGTCTCACCTGTGTCGCCTTTGGCACCAGTGTCTCCTGTAGGACCCGTGTCACCAGTAGGACCAGTGTCACCCGTGTCACCTGTATCTCCTTTCACGCCAGTGTTTCCTATGGAACCTGTGTTTCCTATGGAACCTGTGTTTCCTGTAGGGCCTGTCATACCATCATCTCCTGGAGCACCAATTCCACCAGTGTCGCCTTTAGCACCACTAGGACCAGTATCGCCTGTGTTTCCTACGGAACCAGTCGTGCCCGATGGGCCAGTGTCGCCAGTATCACCTTTAGCACCAGTGTCGCCACTAGGACCAGTCTCACCTGTAGGTCCAGTGTCGCCACTAGGACCAGTCTCACCTGTAGGACCTGTGTCACCTGTATCTCCTGTATCACCTTTAGCACCTGTGTCACCTGTGTTTCCTACGGAACCAGTAGGTCCTGTGTCGCCAGTATCACCTTTAGCACCAGTGTCGCCACTAGGACCAGTCTCACCTGTAGGACCTGTGTCTCCTGTATCTCCTGTAGGTCCAGTGTCGCCTGTATCTCCTGTAGGTCCAGTATCTCCTTTGGCACCTGTGTCGCCACTAGGACCAGTCTCACCTGTAGGACCTGTGTCACCTGTGTTTCCTACGGAACCAGTAGGTCCAGTGTCGCCTGTATCTCCTGTATCTCCTTTGGCACCAGTCGCACCAGTAGGGCCAGTGTCTCCAGTGTCGCCTGTATCTCCAGTGTCTCCTTTTGCTCCGCTCACTCCTGTATCTCCTTTGGCACCAGTAGGGCCAGTGTTTCCTACGGAACCAGTGTCTCCTGTGTCTCCTTTCACGCCAGTAGGACCTGTACCAACAGCACCAGTAGGACCATCAATACCATCGAGATTGACGGTGTAGGTGGCAGAACTAGAAAAAGAACCAATGATGTTGGTAATTTGATCGATGGTGAGAGCACCTGTATCGCGATCGTAGGAATTCACACGACCTTCAAAACTATCTGTTAGAGGAGTGGCAGCGTTCGTCACTTTCACAGAGTTTCCAGGAGTATACGCGAGTAGCGTCAGAACAGTGACTGGGCCAATCGAAGAACCTTCCACAGGAGTTATGGTATCTGTAAAAGTGGTAAGGAAGCGGTCTGAATATCCTGTGGGGCCTTGTGTACCTGTTTGTCCTGTAGGACCTGTACCAACAGCAGCAGTAGGGCCGGTGCTTCCTACGGATCCAGTGTCGCCTGTGTCGCCTTTAGCACCAGTAGGTCCAGTGTCTCCAGTAGGGCCAGTCGTGCCAGTGTCTCCAGTATCACCTTTAGCACCAGTGTCGCCTGTATCTCCTTTAGCACCAGTCGTGCCAGTGTCGCCTGTATCTCCTTTAGCACCAGTGTCTCCAGTAGGGCCAGTATCACCTTTAGCACCAGTGTCTCCTGTAGGGCCAGTTTCCCCTGTGTCTCCTGTATCACCTTTCACGCCAGTCGGGCCAGTGTCTCCTGTATCTCCTTTGGCACCTGTAGGACCAGTGTTTCCTACGGAACCAGTTTCTCCAGTCATGCCTGTGGGCCCAGTGTCTCCTGTCATGCCTGTCACGCCAGTAGGACCAGTATTTCCAGTCATGCCTGTCACGCCAGTACTTCCAGTGTTTCCTACGGAACCAGTTTCCCCTGTGGATCCAGTATCACCTTTAGCACCAGTGTCTCCTGTCATGCCTGTCACGCCAGTAGGACCAGTGTCTCCAGTCATGCCTGTGGGACCAGTGTCTCCAGTAAGGCCAGTGTCTCCTGTATCTCCTTTGGTACCAGTGTCTCCTGTATCTCCTTTGGCACCTGTAGGACCAGTGTCTCCAGTAGGGCCAGTGTCTCCAGTCGCACCTGTATCTCCTTTAGCACCTGTAGGGCCAGTCGTTCCTGTGTCTCCAGTAGGTCCAGTGTCACCCGTGTCTCCTGTATCTCCTTTAGCACCAGTCGTGCCAGTAGGACCAGTGTCTCCAGTAGGGCCAGTGTCTCCAGTGTCTCCTGTATCTCCTTTGGCACCAGTCGTGCCCGATGGGCCAGTAGGTCCAGTATCTCCTGTAGGGCCAGTGTCTCCTGTATCTCCTTTAGCACCTGTAGGGCCAGTGTCTCCTGTGTCACCTTTAGCACCAGTCGTGCCTGTAGGGCCAGTGTCACCTGTATCTCCTTTAGCACCTGTAGGGCCAGTGTCTCCTGTGTCACCTTTAGCACCAGTCGTGCCCGATGGGCCAGTAGGTCCAGTATCTCCAGTAGGGCCAGTGTCTCCAGTGTCTCCTGTATCTCCTTTGGCACCAGTCGTGCCCGATGGGCCAGTAGGTCCAGTATCTCCTGTAGGGCCAGTTTCCCCTGTGGATCCAGTATCTCCTTTAGCACCAGTCGTGCCCGATGGGCCAGTAGGGCCAGTTTCCCCTGTGGATCCAGTATCTCCTTTAGCACCAGTCGTGCCCGATGGGCCAGTGTTTCCTACGGAACCAGTATCTCCAGTAGGGCCAGTGTCTCCTTTTGCTCCGCTCACTCCTGTGTCGCCTGTGGCCCCTTGCCTACCTGTAGGACCAGTAGGGCCAGTGTTTCCTACGGAACCAGTGTCTCCTGTGTCTCCTTTCACGCCAGTCGGGCCAGTACCAACAGCACCTGTAGGACCATCAATACCATCCAAATTCACATTGTATGTTACAGATCCAGAGAAGGTGCCCAAGATGTTGGTAATTTGATCAAGAGTGAGAGCACCTGTATCGCGATCGTAGGAATTCACACGACCTTCAAAACTATCTGTTAGAGGGGTGGCAGCGTTCGTCACTTTTACAGAGTTTCCTGGAGTATAGGCAAGCATTGTGAGAACAGTCACAGGACCAATCGAAGATCCTTCCACAGGAGTAATTGTATCAGTGAAAGAGGTGAGGAAGCGGTCTGAATATCCAGTAGGGCCTTGTGTACCTGTTTGTCCTGTAGGACCTGTTCCAACAGCAGCAGTAGGGCCGGTGCTTCCTACGGATCCTGTGTCGCCTGTGGATCCTTGCATGCCAGTCGCACCAGTAGGGCCAGTCGTGCCAGTGTCGCCTGTATCTCCTTTAGCACCAGTGTCGCCTGTATCTCCTTTAGCACCAGTCGTGCCAGTAGGACCAGTGTCTCCAGTGTCGCCTGTATCTCCTTTAGCACCAGTGTCGCCTGTATCTCCTTTAGCACCAGTCGTGCCAGTGTCGCCTGTATCTCCTTTAGCACCAGTGTCTCCTGTAGGGCCAGTTTCCCCTGTGGATCCAGTGTCTCCTTTAGCACCAGTGTCGCCTGTAGGGCCAGTTTCCCCTGTGGATCCAGTGTCTCCAGTAGGACCAGTGTCTCCAGTAGGGCCAGTGTCTCCAGTCGCACCTGTATCTCCAGTGTTTCCTACGGATCCAGTCACGCCAGTAACGCCAGTCGGCCCTGTAGAACCAATGACACCTGTGGGAAAAATATTGACCTGATCAAATTGATAGTTTGATCCAGCACTATTCTGTAAACGACCAAAGGTTAGTTTATCTGTTGTAAATGCAGTATAATACGGAATTCTTGCACTTGAATAATAGTTTGTAGATCCTGAATACAGTCTAAATAGAACTGCTTCTCCATCGTATGTGATTGTAAAAAGATCACCATTCGAATATTCTTGTGTAGTTATTAAATCGATATCATAGTTTGCATATATTTCAATGGTTGTATTACCACCTGATACTTGTAGCTTAGCTCCATAATGTTCACCCCCAATACGCATACAATCCCCATTATCTACTGCAGGAAGTGTTGTCTGTATGTAGAGACCAGAAGAAATTGCACTGTAAGATTCAACAGATCCAAGTCCATCCCCAGCTAATCCGTTCAGTATGAAACTTGTGGAAGACAGAATTGTCGGTTGTCCTTGGAGCACTTGAGGGGTCCAAACACCCATTCCCATTGGACCAGCAGAACCAGTCTCACCCGTAGGGCCCGATGGGCCAGTCGTGCCAGTATCTCCAGTAGGCCCAGTGATGCCTGTGGGCCCAGTGTCTCCTTTTGCTCCGCTCACACCAGTGTCTCCTTTTGCTCCGCTCACTCCTGTATCTCCAGTATCTCCTGTATCTCCTTTAGCACCAGTAGGTCCTGTGTCTCCAGTAGGTCCTGTGATGCCTGTGGGCCCAGTGTCTCCTGTGTCACCAGTCACGCCAGTCACGCCAGTCACGCCAGTCGGGCCCAAACGACCTGTAGGATAGAAACGAATATTTGTCAGAGAAATAGGATTATTTACAGGTCCAGGTGAATTACTGCGAATATTCATCCAATATATATGTTGTTCAAGTGGAGTAGAAAGAAGAAAGATTCCATTTTTATAAAAGTGTACTTGTGTGCCATCCACATACATAGAAAAAGTATCTCCAAGAGCCCATGTAGTAGTTATTTCCTCACCATCATCGTACCCAACATTTGCATAACTACTTGAAAATAACGAAATATAGTACAGATTATTACCCCCTGAATACGATACTCCTATAATTACATCATCCGTATTTTGTAGGGCGGTGACTGTAAACTGAAAAAAGAGTCCTTCTCTTTGAGAATCAAACTGTTCCTCTGTTCTTACATCAGAAGCAGTTGGAACTCCTGAAGTATATGTAACAGATGTAGGCGTTAGATTAATTCCATCGACAGTTGTTGTAAGAGTTGTAAAAGTAGATCCATCCGCACCAGTAGGACCTGTGTCACCTTTAGAACCAGTAGGGCCAGTGTCTCCTGTGAGGCCAGTAGAACCTGTGTTTCCTATGGAACCAGTGAAACCTGTAGCTCCTGTGTCGCCTGTGGCTCCTTGCCTACCTGTAGGACCAGTGTCTCCTAAGAAACCAGTAGGGCCCGTTGAGCCCTTCAACGAAACTGCAGTGGGCCAACTCATTTGTTTCTTTTCTAAGATCGGAAATTGTATCAGCTGTTCCTTACATCTGACACAATCTGTAAAATATGTAAAATATGCTAGTTCTATATCATCTAGACTTTTGGACCATAGAGAATGCCTGTTGAGGTATCCAAGTAATAGTCACCAGGAGATCCTAGAAGTGGATCGGGAAGACCAGCACCGCTGTAGATTGTAGAGCCTGCTTGTCCAGTCGCACCAGTTGTACCAGTTGTTCCAGTTGTACCAGTTGTTCCAGTTGTTCCTGTAGGACCTGTTCCAACAGAACCTGTGGGACCATCAATACCATCGAGATTGACGTTGTAGGTAGCAGAACTAGAGAATGTGCCAAAGATATTGGTAATTTGATCGATGGTAAGAGCACCTGTATTGAGATCGTAGGAATTCACGCGACCTTCAAAACTATCTGTAAGAGGAGTGGCAGCGTTTGTCACTTTTACAGAATTTCCTGGAATATACGCTAACAATGTGAGAACAGTGACTGGACCAATCGAAGATCCTTGGACAGGAGTGATAGTATCTGTAAAAGTGGTGAGGAAGCGATCAGAATATCCTGTGGGACCTAATGGACCGCTTGCACCAGTAGGACCTGTACCAAGAGCAGCAGTAGGACCGGTGCTTCCTACGGAACCAGTGTCACCTGTATCTCCTTTAGCACCTGTAGGCCCAGTGTCTCCTTTTGCTCCGCTCACACCAGTGTCTCCTGTAGGGCCTGTCATGCCAGTGTCTCCAGTGTCTCCTTTGATTCCTGTAGGGCCTGTCATGCCAGTGTCTCCAGTGTCTCCTTTGATTCCTGTAGGGCCTGTGGTTCCAGTAGGAGCAGAAGAAATGACTGCTAAAATAATTTGATGGTTATTCGTAAAATTAGAACTA